ATCCTTAACCTGAAAGGCGGTGTCGGCAAGACCGCGACGACCGTCAACATGGCGGCGATCCTTGCCGCCGACTATCACAAGAGCGTCCTGGTGGTGGACGCGGACAGCCAGGCAAACACCACCGAGTTCTTCGGAGGCAAGGGGCTGAACGCCTGCACCTTCGCCGACCTGCTCCGGCGCGACGAGCTGCAGCCGCCGGTGCGCCCCGTGATCAGCGGGACCGTCTTTGAAGGCGTCAACCTGCTTGCCGCAGACGAGAGCCTGATGGATCTGGATCTCTCGGCGGTGAAGGCAAAAAGCGCGGACGTCACCTGCCTGCGCCGGTATCTGACCGAGGCCGTCGAGACCGGGATCTATGACCACGTCCTGATTGACTGCCCGCCGGCTTTCAACGCGGCCTGCGCCGCGGCGCTGCTGGCGGCGGATGACGTGATCATCCCGATCAAGCTCGACGCCTTCTCGCTGCGCGGGATGGCGAACCTGATGCGCCAGATCCAGAACATGCGGGCGATCAATCCCGGGCTCAAGCTCGCCGGCCTGCTGCCGACGATGATCTACAAGAGCGAGAAGATCTCCGCGGCGCTTGAGACGCTGCGGGCGTCGGATCTGTTTGTCTTTCCGGGGATCCGAAAGACAAACAAGGTCGACGACATGACCTTCGCCCAGCGGCCGCTGATCGAAAGCAGCCCGAAGAGCGCGGCCTGCATCGACTACCGCAAGTTCGTCGGCACCTACGTCGCCCAGGAGGGCGGCAAGGACCGGGGCGCGTCCGTGACGCACAGACGTCGGACGCACGGCACGATGAAGGGAGGCGCAAACAATGGCTGAGAGCAAAGGCTTCGATCTCTCCGCGCTGATCGGAAGCGTGCCCGATTTGGGCACCGAGCGGCAGCAGATCGTGTACCTGCCGATCGAGAAGATCCTGCCGAACGGCGACAACTTCTACAGCCTGGACGGTCTGGACGAGCTGGCCGGGTCGATCGAGACGATCGGGCTGCAGCAGCCGCTGGTCGTCCGCCCGATCGAGGGCGGGAAGTACGAGCTGATCTCCGGACACCGGCGCCGCGCGGCGATCCTGATGATCCGGGACGGCGGCAGCCGTCAGTTCGCCGAAGGCGTGCCCTGCATCATCGACCGCGGCGAGGACAGTCCGGCAGTGCGCAAGTTCAAGCTGCTGATGGCGAACAACGACACGCGCCGGATGACGAGCGCGGACCAGAACAAGCAGGCCGAGGAGCTCGAGAACGTGCTGCGCGAGCTGGAGGACGAGGGCTATCACTTCTCCGGAAGGCTGCGCGACTGGGTGGCCAAGCTGTCCGGCATGAGCCGGTCGAAGCTCGGGCGCCTGAAAGTGATCCGGGAGAAGCTGCACCCGGATCTGCTGAATGATTACTACAACAAAGGACGGATGAACGAGTCTGTTGCCTATGCGTTTGCGCAGCAGCCGCAGGACGTGCAAGAAGCTATTATCCGCGACCGCTTCCGTCGGCGGCTGGATATATCCGGAATGCAGGCGGACGACGTCCAGGAGTTCCTTGACCGGAAAAACCGCCCGGATCCGGTCGAGACGCCGGCGAGCGGCATCAAGGAAAAGCTGGAAAAGGAAAACGGCGATTACCTTGCCAAGTATTCCAGAGACAGCGACAAGTTTTTTCGTATGCTGACCCAGCGCAGCGTGAACATGATTAAGGATATCGTTTCCCGCCTGCCGGATGGCGGCACGCGAAACGAGGGCATTGCTATCCTGCGCGAGCGCTACCGGCACTCTTACGGCTCCGCCTCCAAGGGGCACCCCGGAATGGACGGCAGCCCGAAGGGCTTGAGTTTGTTTAAAGAGCGCGAGACTCCTATTTTTCGGACGTGGCCGGAAACCTATGACATGCTCTGCTCTGTCGCCCTGCAACTGGCTACCCAGACATTTAACGATGCGCCAAATAAAACGCCGGCTGTCGAATGGCAGACCGGCGAGCCGCCGAAGGATGGCCTGTACTGGACAAAAGCAGACTGGGCCACCAAGGGAGCCGTTATGCGCTGGGACAGCAAAATCAAAGCCTTCCGCTTCCCATCCACGAACGGCGTGGTTAAAGAGGCCCTGCCGTGGTGGCCGCTGCCGGAGGTGTGAGAATGAGCAGGACAAAAGCAATCGTCGACTCGATCCAGGCCGGCGATGAAATGAAGAAGACGCTGGGTCTGATCCAGGGCGGCGTCTCGTCCGTCACGGTACGCCTGCAGCGCGTGATCGACGAAACGGATCCCGCGGACTATCCGATCCTCCTCGCCGTTTTGAGCATGAGCGCGAAGAGCTTCCGGCAGACGCTGCCCGCAGAAGCTCAAACGCTCGCCCGTCTTCTTGAAACTATGACGACGAGCATCGCCGTGACGCTGCCGGAGGATATGAAGAGGAAGGCGGGCGGAGAATGAACGGGACAAACTATGCCATGATCGCCGCGATCGTGGAGCGCGCAGGCCCGGAAGAGCTCGCCGACTTCCTGGAGCACGAGCTGGGCGACGGGACGCCGACGGACTTCCTGGCCTGGCTGAATGAGGAGGCATGGGGATGAATGAAGTGATCCTGGTCCGGTGCGGGAAAACCTGGGACGGCGAGAGCCTGTACCGCGTGACCGTCGACGGCAAAGAGCTGACCGCGAAGCTGACGCTGCGGGAGACCGTGGACGCGCTGCGCATGGTCGAGACCGTGAGGGCCGAGAAGTGACAAACCAAGAAATTATGTGCCGGATCTCCTACGGTCTGAGCCGGCTGCAACATGCCGGGATCCGGGAGGGGCTGACAGTGTTTCTCTCGCGCGACGCCTTCTTCTCTTTGACTGCCGATCCAAATGTGAGCGGCTGGCTGGGACAGACAGAAAGCGGGCGGCTGGGACTGTTTGGCTGCCCGATCCAGATCGCCGCCTCTGATGGCATGGGCTTCTGGGTGGGCGTGAAGGTCGACGATTAAGGGGGCGGCGGTATGAACAGAGAAACAAAGCCGGCGCGCTGGTGCAAGACCTTCCACTGTGACGCACGGGGCGATCGATACTGCTGCGCGGACTGCTGGATGCGGGCGGACTGCCCGAACCCGTGTCTGAATCATCCAAGCCGCTGCGGGCTTGAGAACACCGCAAAGAGAGGCGAACAAAAATGATACACGCGAAGAAGGTCCAGCCGGAATACTTCGAGGCCAGCCTGAAAGGACTCAAGCCCTTCGAGATCCGGGCAGAGAAACCGGACGAGCCGCGCTACGCCGTCGGCGATTATCTGGCGCTGAACGAATGGGAGCCTGAGCCGGAGGCGCTGGGCGACGGGTACACAGGGCGGTGCCTGCTGTACGAGATCACCTATGTGCTGCGCAACTTCGAGCTGCTGCAGCCGGGCGCGGTGGCGCTGGGCTTGAAGCTCAAGCCGCTGAGCTTCGAGGATCTGCCGGGAGCGCGGCGCGATCGCTGCTGAATTATTATAAACAGAAGCCGGAGCCTATAAGGCCAGAGCTCTTTCAAACAGGGAGGGCTCTGGCCTATGAAAACAAAGAAGATCATCCAGGCGGGCGCGCTGGTGCTCGAGGCGATCTACCCGCGCGGATCCGCGCACGATTCGCCCAGGACGCGCGCCGGCAAGCGGAAGCTCAGCTCCGCAGCCCAGGAGCGGATGAACCGCAAGTACAGCTATCAAAAGCTGGAGCTGATGCTGGCGGCCAACTTCCGGCCGGGCGATCTGATGATCACGCTGACCTATGACGAGCAGCACCTGCCGGGCGGACGGTCCGCTGCCGTCAATCGGCTCAAGCGCTTCCGCGCAGATCTCGCGGCCTGGCGCAAGGCGCACGGCGGGCGGGACATGGTGATGATCTTCAACACCGAGAACGCCTTCGGCGAGGGGCGGTGGCACCATCACCTGGTCGTCAACAACGTCGGCGAGGAATTTGAGGAGATCCGGCGGCTCTGGCCGTGGGGCGATAACATCGAGATCCGCAGGCTCAAGCTCGATAACGAGCACAGCTATGAGAGCCTGGCGCGTTATCTCTGCAAGGAAGCGCGCGAGCGGCCGGGGCTGCGCAGCTGGAGCTATACGCGCAACTGCAAGCACCCGGAGGTCGAGAGCTTCCCGGTCGAGGACGACACGCCGCTGCAGGCGCCGAAGGGCTCGCTCGTCTATGAGGACGCGCGCGAGCAAAACGAGTTCGGGTCCTGGCGATACGTTAAGTATCTCGCGCCGGGCTGGGAGAAGTCCCTGCGGCCTGCTCCGCGGCATCGACGCCGGCGCTGACCTTTTATAAAATTTTTTGTCTCGGGAACTGTATTATCTTTAGGGAAAGGTGTTGATATCTCTTGCAATTCGGCGCGAAAACTGATATACTCTTGACAGTGCAGGGCGGGTTCCTCGTGTGCCCGTTTTGCGGCAATCGAAAGATGCAGCGCGTGGATCTGAGGACCGACGCGCGGAGCCTTCCGGTCTACTGCCGGAAGTGCGGACACGAGATCCTGATCGATATACACCGAGGCCAGTGCTCCAGAAGCCAGAGCCCAAGCGAACCTTGAACGGTTCCGTTTGGTGCTCTGGCTTTTTTTTATTTTGCCATGAAAGACTTCGCTGAGAGCTTCTACAAAGGCAAGGCCTGGCTCGCGTGTCGCGATAGTTTCGTCAGCCGGCGGAAGCAGATCGACGGCGGACTGTGTCAGCGATGCCATGACGAGCTCGGCTTCATCGTCCATCACCGGATCGAGCTGACGCCGGAGAACATCACAGATCCGGACGTCGCTCTGAACCAGGAGCTGCTCGAGTATCTGTGCCTGACGTGTCACAACAAGGAGCACGGCGTGTTCCGGCCCGCAGAGCGCAGCGTTCTCTTCGACGAGAACGGCGACGTCGTCGCGGCGCTCGACCGCTGACCTCCCCCATCGAAATTTTTTTCGAGCGGCCGCTCCGTACCGCGGCCCCCAGCTCGGAAGAACACACGGGTCGGGCGCGAGGCCCCCCTCCAATGTGCGCGCGAATTTTTTTCCAAAGTGCCAAAGTCGAACGAGGTGACCGAAAAGTGCCCGCAAAAACGAAGAAAACGCGAATTAAGGCCGAGAAAAACCGCCTTGTCGCTCTTTATGCCGACCTGCCCGAGGACAAGAAAACGCTGGCCTCCGGTCTGATCGAGCGCGCCGCCTTCATGGTCGTGGAGCTGCAGGATCTTGAGGCGGATCTCCAGACGAACGGCTGGACCGAAAAGTTCTCCCAGGGCAACCAGGAGCCCTACGATCGAGCCCGTCCGCAGGGGCAGAGCTATGCCAGCTTGAACGGCAACTACCAGAAGATTATCAAGCAGCTCGACGGCATGCTGCCTCCGCCGGCGCTGAAGGATATCGGCGACGATGGCTTTGATGATTTCGTCACGGGGCGTGACGAGGCGTGAAGCATTACCCGATCACCTACAACCCGATCCGGGAGTATTGGCAGAAGATCGAGTCCGGCGAGGAGATCGTCTCTCAGAAGATCTACAAGACGATCCGGCATGTCGTCCAGCAGATGGACCACCCCGGGGAGTATTACTACGACCCGCGCCGGGCGAATCATATCCTGGAGTTCGCCGAGACGTTCTGCCGGCACAGCAAAGGCAAGTTCGGCGGGAAACTGGTCCAGCTTGAGCTGTGGGAGAAAGCGATCCTTGCGATCTCTTTCGGGTTTGTCGATATCGAGGGCGTCCGGCAGTACCGCGAAGTCATCCTGATCGTCGGCAAGAAAAACGGTAAATCGACGCTCGCCTCCATCGTCGGCCTGTATATGCTTCTGGCCGACGGCGAAGCAGGCCCGGAGGTCTACACCGTGGCCACAAAGCGAGACCAGGCGAAGATCATCTGGACCGAAGCGAAGCGCATGGTGCAGAAGTCTCCGACGCTCAAAAAACGCGTGCGCTCTCTGGTGGCCGAGCTGGACAATGACGGCAATGACGGCGTCATGAAGCCGCTCGCTTCTGACAGCGGCACGCTCGACGGACTGAACGTCCACTGCGCGCTGATGGACGAGTTCCACCAGTGGCGAAACGGCCGGCAGCTTTACGATATCGTCGCCGACGGTATCATTTCCCGCGAACAGCCGCTGATCTTCATGACCTCGACCGCCGGCACGGTGCGCGAGGATCTCTACGACGAGAAGTACGACGAGATCGAGCGGCTGATCAACGGCTACGACGACCCGGAGGGGTATCACGACGAGCACCAGGTCGCTTTTGTGTATGAGCTCGACGCCCGCGCAGAGTGGACGGATCCCACCTGCTGGAGAAAAGCAAATCCCGGACTCGGGACGATCAAGTCCTTGAAGATCCTGGTCGACAAGGTCGAAAAGGCAAAGTCAAATCCCGCCCTTGTCAAAAACCTTGTCTGCAAGGAGTTCAACATCCGCGAGACCGATTCCTCCGCCTGGCTCAGCTTCGATGAGCTGAACAACACAGACATCTATCGCCTCGATCCAGAAGCAAAGCGCTTTGTCTGGATCCACAACGGCGAAGAACGCGAGCTGAGCTATCCTCGCTACGGGATCGGCGGCGTCGATCTCTCCAAAACCACCGACCTCACGGCTGCGAAGGTCCTCTTCAAGGTCCCCGAGCTGCCTGACGAGCTGTTTGTCCTGTCCATGTACTGGCGCCCAGAGACGCCGAGCATCGAACAGATTGCGACCGAAACGAAGATCCCTTATGATCGCTGGCTTGAACGCGGGCTGCTGCGGGTGTGCAGCGGGAACACGATTAGCTATCGGGACGTCAAGGCGTGGTTCGTCGAGGTACAGGAGACGCTGGATATCTTCATCCCCTGGTTCGGTTACGACGCCTGGTCTGCAAAGTATTTCGTCGAGGATATGGAGGCATATTTTGGGACCGAGTCCGGACAGGCGATCCACCAGGGCAAGAAAACGCTCTCGGACCCTATGCTGCGCCTCGGCGCGGATCTCCGCGAGCACCACATCGTGTACAACAACAACCCGATCGACAAGTGGTGTCTTGCCAACACCACCTACGAGGAGGACAAAAACGGCAATATCCAGCCGCACAAGACGAGCCGGCCGACCAAGAAAATCGACGGCACAGCTGCGCTGCTGGACGCTTATGTGGTCTATCTGGACCACCTGGAAGACTATTTGAGTTTGATCGTGAGGAATTGAGATGGGCCTTTTTGAAAGAATTTTCGGACCTCGAAATGACGTCGTCAAGATCGAAAACTATTTCCAGTCCCTGACGGCCTACCAGCCGGTCTGGCGGACTACCGGCGGCGGCGTCTATGAAGCGCTTGAGACCCGGGCGGCGATCCACGCGATCGCGACGCACACCTCAAAGCTGAAGCCTCATGTGAAAGGCAGCGCCGGCAAGCGATATGAACGCATGCTGCAGGTCAAGCCGAATCCCTGGCAGACGACAAGCCAGTTCCTATACCGGCTGCGCACGATCTACGAGGTCGAAAACACGGCCTTCATCGTGCCTCTGCCTTCGGAATACGACGACGGCACCGTCGTCGGCCTTTATCCGGTCTGCCCGTCCGGCTGCGAGATCAAGGAAGGCGTCAGCGGGAAGATGCTGCTGAAGTTTACTTTCCCGAACGGCAAGACCGGCTATATGGATTACGACCGCTGCGGGATCCTGACGAAAATGCAGTATCGCGACGATTTCTTCGGGGCTGACAACAGCGTTCTCAATCCGACCATGCGCGTGATCGACATGCAGAACCAGGCCATGGAGGAATCCATGAAGCAGGGCGCGACGATCCGTTTTATGGCCAAGGTGTCGAACAGCCTGCGTCCGGAGAGCCTTAAGGCGATGCGGGAACAGTTTGTCAAGGACAACCTCGGCCCGGACAATAACGGCGGCGTCATGGTGTTCGACAACAAGTACAGTGACGTCAAACAGATCGCCTCGAAGCCTTATGTTGTGGACGCCGATCAGATGAAGCTCATCGACGAGAACGTCGACCGCTATTTCGGCGTCAACGGAAAGATCCTGAAAAACGATTGGGACGAGTCCGAATGGGCGGCCTTTTACGAGGGGAACATCGAGCCGTTTGCCTTGCAGGCGAGTCTCGTGATCGGCTGCATGATCTTCTCGGATCGGCAGCTCGCCGCCGGCAACGGCGTCGAGTTCTCCGCAAACCGTCTGCAGTTCGCTTCGATCAACAACAAGCTCAACTCGATCACCCAGCTTTTTGACCGCGGCATGATGAACCGCAACGAAGGCAGAGAGATCCTTCAGATGCCGGGGCTCGGCCCCGAGGGCGAGAAGTTCTTCATCCGCGGCGAATATGTGGACAGCGACGAACGACTAAACGAACAGGAGGAATGAAAATGTCTGTTGAAGTAAGAGCCTTCAGCTGTGAGATCCGCGCCGAGCAGAACGAAGAGCACGGCCACTTTCTTACCGGCCGCCCGATCGTGTTCGGAGCGAAATATGACAATGGACTGTGGGAGGAGACGATCGCAAAGGGCGCGCTGGATCACACCGATCTGCGCGACGTGCGTTTCCTGGTGAACCACAACACCGATATGATCCCTCTGGCCAGGAGCCGGAACAACAACGCCAACAGCACCATGCAGCTGTCGCCGGATGATGCCGGCATGGCGATGCGGGCGGATCTCGATATTGAGAGAAACGCCGATTCACTCAGCCTGTATTCGGCTGCGGACCGCGGGGATATCTCCGGGATGTCCTTCATGTTCCGCGTCGAATCAGATAAATGGGAAGATCTGGACAGCGATCATCCGAAGAGGACCATTACTGGAATTAGTAAGATCTTCGAGGTGAGCGCCGTTACCTGGCCGGCCTACGAGCAGACCTCTCTGGAGGCTCGCAGTCATGCGAAGGCGCTGGACAGCGCCGCCTCTGTGCTGGAGAGCGCAAGGGAAGCCCGCAGGAAGGAACAGGAGCGCGAAGATCTGATCCAAAGCACTCTCAGGAAACTGGAGGAAAACAAAAATGTTTGATTTCACCGGTCAGACGGCCGAGCAGCTGCTCGAGCGCAGCGAAGAGCTCCGCGCCCGGAGCGAGCAGATCGCCGTCGAGATCAAGGCTTCGGGAGCTGACGTCAATGCGCTGAACGCGGAGACAGATGCCAACGTCGCCGAGCGCCAGGCTATCCGCGACGAGCTGGAGGCCCGGAAGGCTGCCGCAAAAGCGGCAGAGGAACAGAGAGCGGCTGATTTTAAAGCCGGCTCCAAAAAAATCGAAAGAAAAGGAGATACTCCCATGCCCGAAAAAATCTATGACAACACCACTCCCGAGTATCGCAGCGCATGGCTCAAGACCATGGCTGTGACTCAGGACGGTATTCGTCTCCTCGGCGATCTGAACGAGGAAGAGCGTGCCGCCTTTACGCACACCACCGCGAACAGCGGCAGCGTCGTCCCTCAGGTCCTCCTCAACAGGATCATCGACCTCATGGACAGCCGCGCGCCGATCTATCAGGACGCCGACAAGTCCTACATGACCAAGGGCTTCGGCATCGCCCGCCGCACCGGCATCACCAAGGGCGACGCGAAGGGCGTCAGCGAGGGCTCTGCGAACACTGACGACGAGCAGAACGATTTCGATGTTTTCCCGCTGGACGGCATCGAGATCAAGAAGCACGTCGTGCTGAGCCGCAAGATGAAGTTCAAGAGCGTCGACGCGTTCGAGGACTGGCTCGTCAAGGAACTCGGCGATCGCATCGCCGCAGCGAAAGAGCGCCTCTGCATCGCCCGCGCGACCGGCGCTGCTCCCGAAGGCGGCTCCGCCGTTTCCGCTGCCGGCATTGCGGCAGCCAACAAAAACACCTCCGTCGCCCGCACGGACGCCGGGATCCGCGGCGCCTTCGCTCTCGTGAAGGGCCCGGTCAAGACCATCTACGCCAACGCCAGCACGATCTGGGGCATCCTCGCCGGCATCGAGGACGGCGGC